ATGGTACTGATTTGTCATATTTCCAGAATCCTTGCCATAGGACACCATCATATATGCCTTCATCTAGGCAGTTATTGTATACTTCCACATTCCAGCCAAGTTTAGCTAGATTCTTGGATAGATAGACTACAGCCTCTTCACTACCGCCTATTCCGTCCTCGATGCTCTTAGCATCCCATAGTTCATAAGAGGAGCCACAGTAGATTACTATACGGTTATCATGACCATCTTTAGACCTGTATTCGTTCTTAAGTCTAACAAATACAGGATGGTCTTCTGCTAATTTTGGTAAGGCTTCAGAGAATGTCTTTATCTTGTCCGGCTCATTTTCCTTGAGGTACTTGTATACTTCCAAGCAATAACTTTCTATGTTCTCTCTGTTGATTGCCTTAGACATAAGGTCTTTCCAGTTTAGGAAGTATTTGCTCTTGGGTACGAATTTGAGGGCTTGATTGGTAGCTTGCAAGGCATCCTTAAACCTACCCTTTTGGACTAAGGCATATACCAATGGTTCTAGAGGCTTTGCCGTTACACTCATAGGGTCATATGGCATAGGGAACCGCTCCGCAGGATGCTTAAGACGATAACCAAGTTCTGTGAAGTATATGACGTTATTCCAATCCTCCTTGCAAAAGTATGTCTCTGCTAGAGAGAAATAGGCACTTGGCCATTTAGGATGCATCTTTATGGCTTGTAGGTCTATATCAATGGCTCTGTCATATTTGCGTAGTTTCCTATATATTCTTGATAGTATTACACAGGCCTGGTATCTATGGGCATCTGAAGAGGTCATATTTATAAACTCTTCAAACTTATCGGAAGCCTCGTTTACCATAGCCATGGCATTAAGACTGCGGGCATAGTTCCATACAGTCAGAGCATCTAGCCTATTTTGATTCTTCTCATCATTATAGACCTTTTCAGATATTCTTAAGTTTCTCGTACCACTCTTATTAACTCTATCCTTTGTAGGATAGTGTTTGATGCGAGCTTGTTTCATAGGCACACGGGACTGAATACAGTCTACTTGTTTAAGACACTCTTCATGGAGTATGCCTACCCACTTGAACCATTGTTTTCGTAGTATACGTTCTCTCCAGACTACCATGGTGGTATTGCCGTATTTATCCTGATCGTAATCATACAATAACCATAGTGAACCCAATAGCTGACTATCAAACTGTTTCATAAGCTCAGGTAACTGGTCGGCATTGACAAACTTGTCATCAGCATCAAGCCATAGAACAAACTCATTGCTACAGTTATCAAAGGATAGTTGTCTAGCATGAGCAAAGTCATCCTGCCACTTGTATGGTATTATCTTACACTTATATGATTCCATTATCTCTTTAGTTTCTGGATTTGTGCCACTCCAGACAATAACTATCTCCTGGACATACTTATATACAGAGCCTAGACATCTGTTTAGACTGTCTGTCTCATCCTTTACTATCATTGCTAGACTTAACTTATTCATTTATGACCCTTAGGAGATAACTTACTCATTATCTGTGATATCCAGTTAATATTCCTTTGTACATTCCAAAAGTCACTATCAACATATTGTATTGCCCTATATAGTATAATAGGCACCTTTAGTTTGGTCATAGTGGTCTTATATTTGCTCATACCAGATGTATTGTGTAGTGTCTCACGGATTTTTGAGACCTCATCTATTGTCTGAGCAAGTTCTATAGGAAACAGGTCACTATATCTATTAATTACGTCTTGGACAGAATCGGAGGTAAATATAGGAAAACAATGGCATTCACCAGAGGACTCTGACCAATAGTTAAGAATGGCACGCACAGGCCTACCGTTGTCGGCCATCTTATTGCAAGCCATACGCTCAACAATAAGCCTGTGCTTTGCCTCTTCCTCAGTCAGACATAAGTCGTTAGAAAAGAACTTATGACGGGAAGCTATTGGAGAACTGAGTACCTTTGGCATTATGCCTTTCTCCTAAGACTTCCAGCGTAAGTTCGCCTCTGACTACGCCTTTGGTACCATGGGTGTCTTGTGCAACGTCTTCTGCGGGAAGAACATTGACAGGTTCACCTACGGCCATTTTGAACTTGCGGTTTTCGATCATCATTAAGGCATTGGTGTTGTCACCAGTAAGCATATCTCTTGCCAAAAAGATTTTCATTAAACCGAAGTCGGATTCATACACGTCTACTGCATTGACTAACCTCTTGTCATCAGCAGCAATATTCTGCGTAAGACCAGAGGTGTAAGCAGATATGATCCTTTTTAGCCTTGCACCTACATATACTTCATCAGGGCGACCACCCTGTAAGTATATAAGTTCTCCAAGACCATTGAAGAACGATTCGGTGAGTGTCGTACCACTAGCGACTGCTGTTGCATTAGTCGTTATGTAGTTTAACGCACCGGCCATTCTTCGGGCTGTAGAAGCATTACCAGATGCTCTTGAACCGCGAATGAATGCGTGTTCAATATCATTGGCAATTTCCATCAAAGCCTTCTGTTTCTGATACTGGAATTGGTCATCAATTCCGGCACCCTTTACCCATCTTTCAGTGGACGAGACATGGAATGTCTTGTCAAAGATCTGAGTAAAGTTGGTACGTCTTGACGGTGCAGTGACGGTACCGAATGAGAAGGATGAACCTTCTACATTGGCATTATCACCACGTGCCGCAAGAGTATCTTCTGGCCATTGATGGTCTACGTTAGTAGCTCTTGTCTTGGCTATACCTGAAGTAAATGGCGTATCTGTTGGTGAGAGCTGGATAACTGCTGCCATTACATCTTCTAGCCTGTTACCATCATCATAAACTGTAATTACTGTCATTACTACTCACTACTCCTTCCGTTTCGCTTTATCCCTTTTATCCAGGGCTGAGAAGTAGGCTCTCCATTCGCGGGAATAAGGACCTTTACTATTTTCTGCTGCCTTACGGAGCTTATCTATAGTATCAGTAGCCACAGCCTTTTTAGTACCACTTTCAAGACCAAGTTTTGCTTGCTCTTTAGTGAGTTTTGCTTTAGTGGCCTGAGCCTTTTTTGTGGCTCCTCTGACCTTTTCTCTGAGCATTTCCTCACCAGCTAATCTGGCCGCAACAGCATGACCTTCAGGATTGAGTTCGATGTTGTCTAGTTTAGGGTTTTTTCTTACAATCTCTAAGGTTTTCTTATAGTGCTCACTGTTCTTATTCTTAAGGTCTGGATAAATACTTACTACATCAGCCCATGAATCCACCCGTAATTTAGAAGCATCTCGCAATGCCATTTTACTGGTGGCTTTTTCATCAGCCAGTTTTTCCGCTATCTTGTCATTGACAAAATCAACTCCGTCATCGTTACCTTCTTTGCGGTAATGAGCACGATACTTCTTGAGTTCGTCAACTGATAGGTCGTCCCAAGTCTTTTCCTTAGGCTTACTGGCCTGTTCTTTTGTAGACTTGACTTCATAGGTTAAGCGATTGATACGCTCTTCCATAGACTCGATACCTTTTTCAGCTTTCTCAGCACGAGCCTTCCAGTCTATCTCTGCTTCGGGTTCTTTTTCTCCAGAGGCTTCTTCTTCGGAAGGGGATGAGTCCTCCTTCTGGGTTTCCTCAGTCCCAGTATCGTCAGTAGATTCTTTGGTAGACTCTTTAGTCTCCTTAGATTCTTCCTGACTTTCATCCTTTGTTTCTTGAGTCTGTTCCTGTTTCTCTTCGTCTGCCACTTTATTCTCCTCGCATTTTAGGCCTTGGGAGGCACTAATTCAGGATAGCAACCTGTATCCAGTCAGGTCAAGCCTTATAGCCTGATTTGCCCTTCGATTTCTTCTTCTTGCGTTTCTTCTTAGCCATTAGGACCTACCACCTGCAGTTTTGATTGGTAATCCTACGGGTTTCTTATTGATACGGCCACGTGTATTGTTTGTAGCACCCATGACAATAGTTGCATCTGGCACACCAGGAATTACTGGCTGAGCTGTCATGTTACCCTTTACATGCGGACTATCTGTTGCAGTCTTGATTATCTTTGCCATTATCCATTCCTCCTTGGTCTTGCTCCTGGCTTTGCAGGAAACGGATTGCTCTTCATAAATCCTTTTGGTACCCACTGGCGTCCATTGCTGGATACATCAGATATCTTTACACCAGTAACAGTATTTTGTCCCTTAAACTTCTTCCTAGGAGTTGCCTTACTTGCTCCAATATTATGTTCTCTCATATTAGGCCTAGGTCCACCTAATGTATCTGAAATACTCAAGCTACTCCCCGCTATCTTTTTTGCCATCACTTTCCTCCTTCTCTATCACTCTTACCATTTCTAACATCCCCAGAGCTATTGCCTCAAGATGTAGAGCATTGCGATGTTGTCTATCTTTACCAACGGCTTCTTTGATTAGTTCTTGCATTTTTTTGCTATACATTATATCACCGATCCTAACCCTTGATTGAGGTCTCTTTGCTGTTCAAGGCGTTCTTGTTCTATTCTCTCTATATCCTCAAGCAATGATTTCTTCCTAGATATGTAGCTATCTAGTTCTACTGTACCATCAAGAGACTTGAGAAAGTTGACAATAAAGTTTACGGCCTTTGCGTAGTCGGCTGTCTCTTTTCCCTGGAACATATCTTCTATAAGGCCTACACGGATTTCGGCTAACTCTTTGAGTAACACTTTCCATGCAGAGTGTTTGGTAAGTTTAATGAGTTGTTCCTTCTTCCTTATAAGACCGTCAAGGTACTGTATCTCAGCTTTCTCTTGTTTATCCAACTTGGCTACCTCCTCCTCTTGTGGCCATGTTACCTGGTCCTACTGCACCTGAGGCTGCTTTTGTGGCAACTTGGGTTTCTGTAGGACGCCCAGCCTTTTCTAATTCAAATTGCTGTTGCTGGATTTGTGCTTGTAGTTTTAACTGTTGTATCTGTTCATACTCTTTCCTATTCCTTAACAGTCTCTTAGAACTCTTAGGATCTGCCTTGAGTAGATAGTTCTGCCAGGCATTATATTGGTCTATTGCACCAGACTGGTCACTAAGAGCAAGCTGTAGTTCTGCAAACTTCTTCTGTATTTCAAGAGTACGAGATAGCATAGTGAAGTCACCGGAAGGTACTATGACAAAGTTACCCATAAGATCTGACTTAGATATCTGCATAGGTTCTTCTGCAGTTGCTCGTATTTCTACATTGTCTGGTCCATACTGTATCCATAACTCAAAGATTTGGTCATATAGCTTGACTAGACTATCCTTAAACAGTCTTGCATCAAACGAGAAGATTTGGCGTCCTAGACTGACTAGTTCACTGACCTCAAAGGCTGTACGACGTTCCTGACCGCGTCCAAGACTACCAAGGTCTAGGTCTGGTTGCCCTATATATGTCTCAGATAGCTTCCTTATCTTCTCCATTTCAGTATCAAAGGATATGTCCAGGTTAGATATTTGGAGTTCTTGCATATCATCCATGCGGTGGACAGGAATGCCTTGGGATGGGATAAACCG